AGGGTATCAAACGCCTGTACAATATCGGAAAAATAACCTAAAAAAATTTGTCTGAAAAAGTGTTGACAATCCAATTGCAAGCTTCAGCGTCTTCGCTACCCCTACCGCCTCAGAAGAAACACGCAGGTGCTGATCCGTACGCAAGAGCATATAAGAGATGGCTGCGTTCAACCATATATCCCACCCATAATATTCCACATCCTTACCGTTCCATTCCTCCCTGGCTTCCTCGATATACTTCTTCCTGTTCAGCCTTGGCTTGTCCGGTGGAACTAAACCTTTTTTCTGCATATCCTTTTTCACATCAGATCGAATTTTCCGCTCTGATTTGTTCATTTTTTTCTTAGCTGTCACTATTCTCCTCCTCTTCCCTGATAATCTGTTCAGATAAAGTCCGCATAGCTGCAAAATGAATATCAAGCATACTGTCCTTCACATCATCCAGGCTTTTTCCTCTGCGTATTGCTTCCACACCCATAAGCTGCTCCAATGCTCCGCACATGGTGGCAAGTTCTACCATATCAATGTTAGTAGCCTGAAATTCAACCTTCCCACCTTTCAGAACAATTAGAAGTCTACTCTCCTTTTTCTCCCTGAACATTCTTCACTTTTTCCCTTTCCACCATACTTTTCAATGCTTCAATCAATTTTGAACACTGCTGATAATTCAACCATTCCACACTGGACACCTGAAACATCTTCTTACAAAGTCCATTGACCCTTGCCTTCTTGCTCCACCCAAGTTCCTCTGTCAGCTTATAGACCTTTTTCCGCTGATTTGCCGTTGCAACATTACCTGACCGCCTCTGTCTGTTTCTAGTTCCCTTGGATGAAGAGTCTTTCATATTCTGAAGTACACTGACCATTGTTCCAAGTTCCCTCTTATTCAGTGCCCTGATACTATCTTTTCCCGTGTGGGCAGACACTAAAAGATGCAATTCCTCATCCGTCATTGAAAGTTCCGGAGACTTCGCAAGTCCCCACAACATTTTGATTGTTGGACTAGCCATGAATCATCACTCCTCTCTCCTCTTTGCAAATGGCTTTTCCCATTTCCTTCCCCTGCTGACGCATACAACTGTTCTGAAAAAATACAGGAATCTTTATTTCTTTTTCCTCGGAAATTTTTTCCGGAAGAATTTTCTGACTGATTCTAAACTCGCAGTTCATGTCCACCTTATCCCGCATCATTCCAATAATATCAGCAACAATATTCTCTGTTCCCTCTTCCTCAATCTCCAAAATAATCTGCCTTCTCATGGCTGCTCTCCTCTCTGCTCATGAAGCACTTCCAGTTCCCATGTTCTCTGAGATATCTTGGTCGCATATTCTGAATAGATACCGTTGTTATACAATTCTTCTGCCCTGTCATGTTTCATGTTGTACTTCATCAGTACCAGGTAAAGGTCATCCCCTTCCTCTTCAAACAACTGTGCAAGGTAATCCGTTGCCACCAGTATATTGGAATAAGCATCCGTCAAATCAGTAACCCCGAGCTTTTCCATGCTGTCACGATGCCATTTTGCATTGACCTGCAAGAGTCCTGTATCTCCCGCTTCATTTATCACTTTAGCTTCGCCCGAACTTTCCTGCTCTATCATTGCCATGAGAAGCTCCGGACAGATATTATACTGTTGTCCAATCGTCTCACAATACTTCTGGTATTCCTTGGCAATCCATGTATCCTCTGCATCCACCCGCATTGATTCCGGCTCATACTCAGTATCCGGAGCAATTAACACAATATCTTCTATGGATGCATCTGTTTCAGCACAACACTCATATCTTGCATCCAGTTCTCCTTGCTCACACTCTGTTGATGCAGATGGAATAAGGATGGCTGATACAGTAACAAGTAAAAATATCCGTTTCTTCAATATGTCCACCACCTTTTACAACATCATCATATTGGATGCCTGATTGACAATCTTCATCGTAATCTGTGTTTGCCCATTCTCTTTCAGAATACGGATCACGTTGTTCAATGTTCTATCCAGTAGTCTGAAGCATCCCGTCTGTGCATTCGTTGCTCTGCTGATAAATTCCATCATGGCAGCATCGTCTACATCATAGCCTTCCATATAATCCTTGACTTCCTGCGGTGACAATCCTTTCAGCTTATAATAAAAATCCATGCGGTTCGCAAAACGTGCAAGGTTTCCTTTGATTTCTGCTTCCAGTCTTGGCTCCCCGGCAATTACAATACCAACGTCTGACTGGTCGAAAATTCCTCTGATAATCTCCATCTTCTTCTGTGTGTATTTATTGATAAGTTTATCCGCTTCATCAATAATAAGAAGGTATCCTTCATTTGCATTGAAGAAGTCTCTGATCCGGTTCACACGGCTCCATATTGTTCCACCAGATCCCTTTGGCATTCCAATCTGGATCTCAATAGCCTCGACCAGATCCCGGCAAGCCATTGTGTCATCACATTCGATATAGGCAACCCGTGGCATCTTTGCATATTTCTTCAGGGCATGTGTCTTTCCGTATCCTGATTTTGCAACAATGATTCCAAGTGCCATATTCTCCTGACAGGATTTACAGACACCAATCGTCTGTATATAATCTTTTGACTCAAAGTATGCAATCTTTGGTTTGACCCCTGACACTGTTCTGCCAATAGCCTTAACCTCTTCTGTTTCTGATTTGACATGTTCCTCATATTCTTTCACAAACTCTGTGAGTTTCTCTTCCAGTGCTTCCGGATTAGAATTGTACTTTCCATTCAGATACTGACTCACTGCTGATCTTGAGAAATTCATTCTAAGCGCAAGCTCTGCCTTATTCATTTTCAGTTCTTTTAAAATTTCGATCACACGCTCGCGGAGCGTTTTTTCCATTGTATAAGTATTCTGTGCTAAAGCTTCCATAATTCAACCAACCTTCCTTTTTGTCAAAAATATTGATAATTACAATGCTCTTAACGCTTTAAGAGCTTCCTCTGCCTTGCGATTGATGTACTCATTTTCCTCTTCAGGCTCATCCTTCCTGGATGTTCCTCTGAATCCATTCTGGTAAGTCTTGTCCGTTGGTATTGCAATGACCTTTCCAGACTGCCTATCAGATTTTCCACTAATCATCAATTCAATTCCGCCTGTGGTCTCATTAAACCCAACATACTGTTCATTCATTTCTGTAAACGATACATTTGCCTCCTGAACGGTCTCTTTATCTTTCTTAAGCTGTCTCTTCTGTCTTCCTAAATGTTCCTTGAGAGCTTTTTGCTCCACTCCGTTCTCTGATGCAAATACCATAAGTTCCTGTGAATAAGCTTCACATACCTGCTTTCCATCCCTAAATACATAGATGGTTGCCATATCATGCGGATCATATTTCACATCCACATAGCTGTTGATGTAGTCGCATAAATCGTCTGATCTGTATGTAAAATCTCCAATTTTGATACCAACATTTCTTACAAATCTCCGCTCCGATTTCATCATCAGAATAGTTGCATAGCTCTTCGGCGGACATGCTTTGAAATATTTCTCAGAATTTTCGAAGCAGCTCTTCGGTGTCTTGAATTGTTCTCCCTGCTTCTTAAGTGCTCCATTCTCTTTGACTTCATATACTTCATGCAGCCATTGAGTCCATTTTTCAAAAAACTCTTCCATCGAGAGAAGTTCCCCACGTTCCAACATTCTTTTAATATCCTTATCAACCTTTGCAAATGTCTTTGAACCTGTGAGTGTTCCTGTGTAACTTGAAAACCATTTTGTGAACTTATTACATACAGTTCCAAAAAATCTCTCAATCTGTCCTTTTGTCCATGCATAATATGGAAGCGCCCGGTGATAATCTTCAATACCAATCGATTTGTAAAATCCCTTTGTGGTATCATCAAATTCCATTCTCTGTCTGTCATTTCTCGCATAACCGGTCATATTCCTGGCTGTATAATCCTTACCATTATCTATGTAGATATACTGTGGAACACTTCCCGCATCTTTATATAGAAGCTTCAGGAGCGATTGTTTTAAAATGTCACTATTGGCATCCTTACACATAACATCTCCAATAATCCTTCTACTTTTAATATCTACCCATGCCACCAGATGAGGCTTGATGGCTGTCACTTTTCCGTTTGGATGTGTATATGCAACCCAACAGTCAAATGTATGTTCATCTCCCATTACCACCTGCATGACCTTGAGATCTTTGGTATTTCGTTCGCACTTTACCATGACCTTGTTTTTATATTCACGCTCACCCCGGCTTGCAAGATACCAGGCATTTCTCATTCCTTCATCATTCATCAAATGACTAATATAGCGAGCAACAGACTGATAGGATGGTATTTTCTCCCAATGATTGATATTTGCTATTGCCTGAAGTTTTTCATAAAGCATTTCTCTTGTGCCCTGATTTTGGGCAAATTCCTTATTGAACCAAATATTTTTTATTACCTGCTTTACTTCAGGAGTGAAGCTTGGAAATGTTCCCGCTTCTTTCGGTTTCCGGCATAAGCAGAGCACCTTGAAGAAATCATAATTACCACCATCCTGCTTGTGCATTTTATCCGCCCATGCTGATGCTTCCTGATATGCTTTTGTATATCTGTATAGAGTTCTTTTCCCTTTGCCAAGTCTTTCCTGTGCAAATGTTTCAGCGAATTCAGTCCTGCCCCTTTCGTCATACTCAAGGAACTCCCTGACAATATTTCCAAGCTCCATCGCCTTATACCAGTCTTCTTTTCGATTTTCAATGTACCAGTCAATGTCTTCCTCAACGTACCACGGAGTTTCCCCCGCCTGATCCGCTTCCTGAACCGGAGCTTCCGCAACCGCTTTCAGCTTTTCCCTCTCCTTCCAGGCTGTTCTTGCCTTCTTAGATAAGGATGAAATTGCAACCATTATCATTTCTTTTCCACCAGTTTCCCTCTGTTCTTTATCAATAAGAAACTTCTCCGGATTTCGGTGAACCCTTCTCTGCATGGTTGCATAAGTTGTACCTTCCAGTTCTGCAGCCTCGTTGAGTGTCACATATGCATCCGCCATTATTCCACTCCTCTCATGCTGCTATATTTAATATTTCTCTAATCTTCTCAATGTACTTCTCGCCGCTTCGATCTCCATGAAGAATTTTATTCAGATACTGTGGCGTGGTACCAAGCGCATCCGCCAACTGTGCAGCCGTCATGTTATTATCAATCAGTTTCTTCTTGATCTGCTTTCCAAGCTTTGAGTAGTTTCTATTTCCTGACGCTTTCATGCCATCACCTACCTGTGTTATACTTTTCGTTCTACCGGAAACCTCTCTTTCTTTTTTCACACAACCAACCTTTCAATTTATACTTTATGGAGTTTTCTTGTTCTTAGCTTAGTGCCATACATTTCCCGTTTCTTCAGGTCTGATCTTGCGATCACTTCCATCATCTCTTGGGTATTTTTTACTACCAGATACTTTTCAGGATCAAGTCCGTGGGACTTCATTATATTTTTTTGATTCCGTGTCGGGAGCTTTCCATTTTTCATCGATATTTCACCTCCGCACATTCAATCATCTGTTCCAGTATGTCAGTTTCCCTTTGGAGTTCACTTTCTTTCTCCTGAAGTTCCATACTCTTTTCTCTGACATTTTCTAATTCATTGTCAATTCTTTCCTTCAGACAAACCAATGCTTCCATGCTGTTGTCTGTGATAATCAACTTTTATCGCCTCCCTGTTCATCACTGCACCAGTAATCTTTCATAAAAGACCCTATGCAGAAATTTTTATGAATACCGGATGCACACATGTGTGGAACTTTCATTTGTCGCATCCCTGTGTATGTGTTACAATGCTACTAGGTTTTTTAGATAAAAGCCTGAAAGGGGGTGATTCCTGTGGTTACTTCCTTTGATAACTTCAATATTAGATGGAAACAAATTTCCTCTAAAATCGAAGCGGATTGTGTTACTTCCGAATTTGAATGTTCCCTACCAAAGAATTATTCTGATTCTCGTAAGTACCACATGACTAAAGTGGTTTCGCCACAAAAGGAATCAATTTCCTATTGCATCATCTGATGATGTTGCAGCCATTGGAGGGGCTTTGCTCCTCTAATGGATTTTCAAGCTTTCGATTTGATTTTCCCCTATCGAACGATAGTTTTTGATTGAGAAAATCACTGGGATATGTTATTTTTGGATTGGTTTATTTTTAACCCTAAAACAAGTTTACTCTGATATACGAGTTTTGTCAATAATTTTATTCGTTTATTAGAGTTTTTCTTATTTTAGAGATTGGAGGACTTATGGATTTAATGATTGGAGAACGAATTAAAAACCGTAGAAAAGAGTTGCATTTAACTGGAAAACAAATAAAAGATGCTGTTGGCATATCCACTGGAAACCTCAGTGATATAGAAAATGGAAAAATTCTTCCATCGTCTTCTGCTCTTATTGGTCTATCAAAAGTATTAGAATGTTCTTGTGACTATATTCTTTTAGGAAAATCTCATATATCAGAGTCTTCAAGTAACTCTAATATACGAGACTCCGAACGTATTCTTCTGGAACAATTTAGAAACTTGCCAGACGATGATCAAGAGGAAATTTTAATGATGGTGCAACTGAAATACAATCGCACACAGAAATCAAAAGAAGCGGAAGTAACATCATCAATTTCCAGATCCGGAAATGACATAGATGAAATTGCTTAATTTTTTTATTTCTTATGGGTTATTTATAACCCATAAATCTAGATATTTTTGTCTTATTGGTTTTTAGGGAATCATTTTCCTTAAATATGCAAGAAATCCGCTAAAATAGGTCAATCAGACATACTCATTAGTAATGTGCAATTTTGTCTTATTGATTAAATCCGTTTTTTCTCTTGAATTAGCGGAACCAGTAACGCTCTGTAACGGCTTTTTTTGAATACGTTTTTACTTGTAACGCCCATTTTTCAAGCCTTTCCGAGAATCATTTCAAAATATACAGTAAAAATTTGTAACGCAGTAACGCCACGTTATAACGCTTAAACTATTTACACCATCACTTACACTTGATATAATCATCTTACAACCAACCAATCAAATATTTTAAAAAGGACAATCGCTCACAAATGGCTAAAAACCAATGCTTCCAGGCGGTTGTCCTTTTTATTTTCCACAGAACTGTGGATAACTCCATAAAAAAAGACATGACACTCGATTTTCTCAAAATCGTTGTCACATCTTCTCATTTTTTCTTTTATAAATTCGTTGAATCCCTTGAAGAATCGGGGTTTCCCGCAATATCTCACGTTGACTCCACTAATCTTGGTCTGGATGTCTTATTGTGTCAGATATTCTAATAAGTTACATTTTTCCGGACTTGCGTTCGTTTGCTTCATATCAAACACGTATCCAATTTTAAAAACCAAATGTCCACTGCTTCCTGTTGCTGGAACCAGAACAGCTACTCCCTGTTCACCAGCATGTACATATAGCCCCTTGTTTTTCCAGTATCTGAAATTCTGTACTTTCAAAGCATCTGGTCTTTGCGCCATGATCATCGCTGTATTATGTACGGAATAACCGGGAATCCGCATCTGAAAATCAAGATACTGTCTCATACCTTTCTCATCAGCAAATGCACTTCTTATTACCTCTTCAGCTGCTGAAAATAATCTTTTATATTTTTCTTCATTATTCTCCATATCCGGTGCCCTCCCCTCCCTGCTTCAATTCCAGCAATTCTTCATCAAAAAATACGATCAATGATGCCGTATCTTTTCCCATCTTGCTGCACTCCAATATAAACTGTACTTCTTCCATCTGTTCTTCCGTTCCATAAACGGCTACCATCTCTTCTTCCCAGAATGGTTTGACCAATATATGATTCTCATCTACGATCCCTGTTATAATTCCATACATTTTATAAATTACCTTGCCCTTCCTCTTTTAAATGATAAAAACTCATCTTCCAGCTCTTCATTTTCTTCGCAGCTATCGTCCTCATAACTGTTCTCTTCTATCTGAAATTCGTTTTCCCATTCTTCCTCCTCACATGACTCCCATCCCTGACATGGATCACCTTTTGACGGCTTAACACACTCATAATCCATTTCTTTACTTGTGATCTTAATCGGATACTGCAAGACAAAGTTATCCTCATCATAGCAGGCAATTACAATGCCCAGTAAACGCAGCTCACAGTCAAGATTTTTACCCTCATAATAATTTCGAAGATTACGCACATTACTTTCGGTACTGTCACAACGCCATTTTCCGGCTTCAATTCGTTCTATGATTTCCGGAATCATCTGCTTATTCCATTCAACGATCAGATCATAGACATCGTATATTCCAAAATGTCCATAACCGTCATAACATCCCTCATAAATCGCTTTTCCATATTTTCCCTGAAACGGCGGTGGAACTAACAAATATGCATCTGCTTTTTTGTTATCTACCAGTTGTTTGTCCGTGTCTGAATAAATCCAGCTAAATTGTCCCATAAATCCTTTTCCTCCTTAATCGTAAATGATGATTTTAGTATAGAAAGTAGTTCCTGGGTTTTCGACGGAATAAAAGAAAGGATTTGACTATTTTTGTTTCCTTTAGGAAAAT